CAACTGGGTCATTTATAATTGGTTCGGCTGATTTAAATGAAACAGACTTAGAAAAATTAGATGGTATAACAAACGGCACAGCGGCGGCAAACAAGGCATTGGTTGCTGATGCTAATATTGATGTAGGAACAATAAGGAACTTAACAGCCACAGGCACTGTCAACGCAGATGTGTTAGACGTGCAAACAATTCAATCAAGTGACTCAACAGCAATACAGATTGCTGACGCTGTGAATATTTCAGGCGCACTAAACACAGAAACATCTTTAGAAATTAATAATTCAACTGTCATTACATCTATAGTAGATGAAGATGGAATGGACAGTGATTCAAACACAGCACTGGCCACACAACAGTCAATCAAAGCATACGTTGATAATGAGTTGTCTGCTTTTAGCACTATTTTAAATGTTGTTGGTGACGATTCAACTGACATGGAAATTCTACTTGGTACAGATAGGTTATTCTTTCAGGGCGGCACTAACATTTCTACATCTACTGACAGTGGAGCACAATTAACAATTTCAGTTGATGACTCTCCAACATTCAGTGGTACTGTTACAGCTGGAGCATTTACAATAGGGTCAGCGGCAATCAATGAAGCAGAACTCGAAACCATTGACGGAGTAACCGCAGGTACGGTTGCGGCGAACAAAGCACTTGTGGTAGATGGATCAAAAGATATTGGCACACTTGGCACAATTACAGCGGCCACTGGTGACTTCCAGACTATAAAAGTTAATGATATATCTTCGGATGATTCATCTGCTGTACAGATTAATGCCATTGATGTGGAAATATTAAAATCATCAAGTTCAACAGGTATACAAGTTTTGGATACACTCAATGTATCCGGAAAAATTACATCAGCCACCACGCCGGTATCAGGTGATGATGTAACCACAGTGAGTTTTGTGGAAGAGAATTTTGCCAAAGCAGGCTTTGTGGGATCAACAGTTACCCAATTTCCGTTTTCAGATGACTCTACAGCCACAGATTTTCAAGGCAACGACGATGCAGTAGGTGATACAGCGGCCTCTGATGCATTTGGAGTTGCTTTAACAATAGCGTTTGACTGCATGGAGCCCATTGGTACAATAGTAGCCAATGATTTCGGTGCAAGTGAGAACTTCGTAGGAGCGTAATAAATAAAAGCATGCCAACAACAGTACAATTTAGAAGAGGTACAACAGCACAAAATCTTGCATTCACAGGTTCTGCGGGAGAAATCACTGTAGACACTACAGAAGACAGACTGATTGTACATGATGGAACCCTTGCAGGTGGTTCACGTCAAGCCAAAGCGTCAGAAACAGTATTCAAAGTCATTGCAGATGACTCAGTAGGATTAGAACTACAGGGCGGTACAGACTTCTTGCATATTTCAGGCGGAAACGGAATTACAACCTCAACAGCATCCACTGGTGTTCTTACTATTGCACTTGATGGTACAATTACAACAGTGAATACACTATCATCATCAGATTCCACAGAGGTGGTTATTGATGATGGATTTAGAGTTACAGGTGCATCCACTTTACCAACTATTGCCACTAACGTGATTAGTGGAAGTGATTCGTCAGCAATTTCAGTAACTAGCAGTTTAATTATTGAAGGTGTCATCTCAGGTGGTGCTTCAACACAACTAGTAATTCAAGATGGTGTAAATGTAAATGGCGATCTTGTAATAACAAACGGAGAAATTAGTTCTTCAGATTCATCAGCATTGAATATCAGGGACGCAGTTAATGTTACTGGTGCGTTGAATGCAGAAACATCATTAGAAATTGGTAATTCGGTTATTGCAGATGCAATACTAGACGAAGACGATTTGTCTACAGATTCTAACACAGCACTTGCCACACAACAATCAATTAAAGCATATACTGATGCACAAGATGCCTCACAGTCTTTAACAATTGTGTGTGATGATTCAACTGGTAACTCACTTATTTTTACACCAGGTACTCCTGCTTTTGCACAATTTGAAGGTGGTAATTCAATTACAACTTCATCACTGTCAACAGGTAACATTAAATTTGAATTAGATACAGATATATTTGCAAACTCAGTTGCATCATTAGACTCATCAGAAGTTGAGATTTTGAACATTAGAACAGATACCTTAGTAGCACATGACTCAACACAGATCACAATACGAGATGCACTCAGAGTTACGGGTACTATAACTGGTACAGTTACAGCGGCACAATACGCTGACTTGGCAGAGAAGTATCTTGCAGATCAAGAGTATGCTCCTGGCACTGTAATGATATTTGGTGGTGATCAGGAAATTACACAATCCACTGACACACATGATGCAAGAATTGCCGGAGTTGTATCCACAGCGCCAGCGTTTATCATGAACAATGATCTTGAAGGCGGAACATTCTTAGGATTGACTGGAAGAGTACCATGCAGAGTTAAAGGCGCAATCGCAAAAGGCGATATGGTTACTTCATCAGACACTCCAGGTGTTGCACAAAAATTAGACCCAACAAATTACAACCTAGGTTGTGTGATCGGAAAAGCACTTGAAAATTACAGTGGTACCGGTGAAGGTGTAATTGAAGTAGTTGTTGGTAGAGTCTAAACTATCAAATCCAAAATAGTTTGTAATTTTGTTTTTATATTTCTATTGAGCAGAGTTTTTCTCACACCCTCATGCAGTGGCAAAGGCCATGTATTCATAGATACCCATGCATAACCTGAGTGTTCTTCATTTAATTTGGGCATAAATTCTTGTTCTACTACACACACATAGGTGTGAAACTTAAATCTAGAGTCTTTGCTAACAAAAAAATCTAAAGGTATAGTTTTTGTTATTGTGGGTGCAAATCCTACTTCTTCAGTAATTTCTCTTTGTAGAGATTGCCATGGTGTCTCTGTGTCTATAGACTTGCCACCAACCATTCCCCATGTGCCTTTTTGTTTAAGTTTTCTATGTAAGAATAAAAATCGTTTTGTGGATTTAGCATAGAATAGACATCCAGAACAAATTATTTCACTCATACAGTTATTTTACACTCTAAAAGACAATAGTCCAAGTGCCAGGTTCATAAAAACCTTCATAAGATTTTACCCAAATGTTGCTGGTAGGTAACCATTTGTACTGGATACTACTTGTAAGATTAGTTACATATTGAACCACTCCACGTGTAGAATCGCCATTAGCAGAAGAAGAATCCTGTAATCCTCTTTGCAATTGTGTTGAACCGTCATCGAAATCAGCATTGAAATCTACCACAAATTCACCGTCAACTTTTTCGACAATGTCATTAGCACTGGCAACCAGTGTGCCCCAAGCAGATGCTCCATTACCTGCAATGATGGTTGAATCATCACCTACTGATTCTGTTAACAAATATCTAGTACCATTTGCTACCCCAGTTGGATTGAAAGTTTGTGGATTAATCACGGCATCTACTGCATTTATTGTATTAGTTGGTACTGAGTCTTGATCAACTGTAAACAGCATGGTATTATCATCTTGTGGATCGATAGCAATTGTGCCTTCAACTTCTACAAGTATGTCGTCGCCATTGACGTCGGTGCTGGATTGTTGCAGTTTAATTTGTGACAAACCTGCAGTGAATGTTTTCGAGTACATGGCTTCAACTGACGTCCATTTTATCTTTGTGCCATACTGTGACTGTGAAACAAATGCTCTATTTTCTATATTGTCTGCATGTGTAGGAGATGCTTGACCCAACAGTGTCATCCTGTTGCCAAGCACTAGTAAACCAAACTGCCCCGGAGTTACATTTTGTCTAAACATTATGCCTGATCCTAAAATACCATCTACATCAACAGTGCCTGTTTCTTCGACAAATATACTGTTAACAATTTTTTCGATCACACCAAGTTTCTTCAACTTCGCTGGCGGTGATAACCAGATAGGTGTTCTGAATGTTAAAGATGCAACATCAATTTCATCTGCAATGCCTTGCGGGATTGCTCTGGAAGTAAACTGTATGTCAGTTAATTCTACAAAACTTAGTGATGTCCAATCTAAAAAATTGTCTGTGGTTTGCAATTCAAGTGCAGGATTAAACAGCACTAAAATTTGTTCTAGTATTTGTAATTTTTGATCTGTGTTTGTGGTAAAAATATCTGCTTTGAAAGTCAATTCAAAAGGAGTCGGCATGATTCTTTCAATAGTGTGTCCTTGACCTGGAGCACCAGTATACTGCTGAGTGTCTGTATCAAAAAATCTTTCACGAATATTTTTTTTATCAATGTGATAAGGATTTTGCATCCGATCTCTGTCATATGCTAGGTTAGTAATATATGCTGATACTTGCGGAGCCGCAATCAATGTGTTTTCGGATCCTTTTTTTATAATATTTGCAACCTGTCTTGACATGTCTCCATACTTGACTGGCACTTGTAAAGTTTCAGATGCACCTTTAGAATTTTGTCCTGTAACGTATGTAAAGTTTGACATCATTCTGATGAACTGCAGAATATATCTTCTTATTTGTGCGTCATAAAAATGTTGCATTAATTGTCAGCCTGCGGTTTTAACAACTTGCTTAAAGCAACACGTTCTGGAACATTAGTAGATCCGTCTGTGGCACTAACAGTTGTATTAGTGTTATTAATAAATCCAGTTTTGTTTGTGTTACGTGTATCAGTGTTGGACATAGTAACTCTTACATTGTCTTCTATTTTCACAAATCTTCTCCCATCATATCTAAAAAGTCTGTTTGGTGTGTAGTCAGTACGTAAAAAGAACATGCCTTCAATAGGTGCATTCGGAAATGATGTACCAAACGAATAAGTTTCTCCGTTAGCAGGAATGGCATCTCCTGTAAGATATCCTTCAATATACCCATTTGCTTCTGGAGACGCATACACTTTGTCTATGTTGATATGACCGGTATCAACTTTCATTTCTTCATCCACTGTCACAAGAGCAACCTTGCCATCTTCATCAGTTGGCATAACGTGTAATTGTTTTGTGTTGTATCCTGACTGAGGTGCATCTGATTCTGCTTGAGCCACCACAGCATCATTTATTTCTATGTCTTTATCCCTAGTTTTTTGAGCAGTGTTTTCGTCTTTGTCACCCAGTATATCCCTAAATTCTTGTGCATCGGTGATGCCTTTACATCTTACTCTGTACAGATGTGGCCACCATGTTTTAGAGAATCCTTCTGCAGAACGTGCCACATCTTCAACCACATAATATCTTTTCAATGCTTCTGTATCATTTTCATCCAGTGAATGTTCATCTTTTAGGTGTGGTAGTTCAATTACATCACCAGACATAATTTTTCTACCCAGTGCCTCTACAATATCTTTGATATGAAAAGTCATGAACAACTGATCATTCTGTAAGAACATGCCAAACTGAGACAGATCAAAATCTATATCTTGCACATTATAAATCACACGACTGTGATACACATCTGGTTCGTACTTGCGATCTCTGTTTTCAAGGAACAAGAGATCCTGTATAGCAAGTTCGTTTAGTGAATCGCCTGAACGTTGAGGCTGTGATGCATCATCAGTGCCTCCTTGATCAACAGGACCAAGATACTTGTGGATATATGCATCTGTGCCACCTATTTGAAACATTTCAGCAATATTGCGATCTTGGAAGGCGAAATCATTACCTTTTTCAGGTTTATATAAAGACAGTCTCGGCATTGTACATATTTACCGTTCAATAAATACACACATGCCAGACACAGGATTATCCGCGACTACAGACGCACAAGTTAATGCGGCAAAACAAGAAATCTTCGAATATGTGAAAACACGCTTGGGTGATGGTATGATCGAGGTCGAATTAGACCCGAAACATTTGCAAATGGCATTTACATCTGCTGTGGACAAATTTAGACAGCGTTCTTCAAATTCAGTTGAAGAATCATACGGTTTTCTAGAACTGCAAGAGAATCAAAGCGTTTACGTGATGCCTGCAGAAGTGATAAATGTCACCAAAATATACAGGAGAACTGTGGGCGGTGCTTCTTCATCAGAGGGCGGCACAACATTTGATCCATTTGAATTGGCATATACTAACATGTATCTGTTACAAACTGGTCGTATTGGCGGACTTGCAACTTATGACATGTTTGCAGGTTACCAAGAATTAGTTGCAAGAATGTTTGGAGGCTTTATTAATTTCAAATACGATATGCCAACTAGACGTCTTAACATATTTAGAAGACAGCGTTCTCGAGAAACTGTGTTGATAGAACAATACAACTATCGTCCAGACTTTATATTATTAAGTGACATATATGCAAAACCATGGGTAAGAGAATACACTTTAGCAGTAGCAAAAGTCACACTAGGTGAAGCCAGATCCAAATTTCAACAGATTGCAGGGCCACAAGGAGGCGGTGGCCTAAACGGTGATGCTCTCAAGAGTGAAGGCGTCAACGAAATGGCCAGTTTGGAGCAAGAAATAGGCAACTACGCTGAAGGTGGCACACCTCTTTCATTCAGAATTGGCTAAGAAAAACGTATACTTTACAGGTTGGAATGGAGCAGGATTCGAAGCCCTTGCGGCTGCAATTGACGGCATAGCAAATAATGAATGGCTTGATATTTGGAACAATGGTAGAGTACATATTCCTAGAAAAAGCAGTCCGTTGGCGCAACCTGACTACGATGGATCATATAGATATACAATTGATGATATGGGTCTGGTACCAGGTGGTTGTTCAGGAACATGGTGGCAACTGTATCACCCAAAGGCAGAAGCCCCCCCAAACAAAGTAATACTGTTGGTCAACCCAGACATGGATACATTTGTTAAAAAATTGATTATAAAAATGCCTCAAGCATGTTACACTGGACATAAATTAACAGATAAAAAAATTGTCAAATGTGTTGAAAAAAAATGGAGAATTGACCCAACCGTACCAATTGGAATATCTGATAATCCATCAGTGCCAAATGATATAGATGCATGTATGAGTGATTTAAAAACTATCTATTACTATATACGAGAAAGAATGGCAGATACAATCCATGCATGGTATGATGGAATGCATGATAGACTAAAGCGTGAAAACATTCCTTATATCCAAATTAACAGCAACATGGTTAACAGTGAAGAAATTGTTAATGCTATAAAGCAATGTCAGGAGTATATGGGATGGAGTCATCCAATCACTAAAGAAGCCATGGCGTGGATTAACGAATATGCCACAAAAAATTACGAAACTTTAAAACTAACAACTGATTGGGATTATCAAAAAACAAAATAGACTAGAAGTAATCTTGTCTACTAACTTTCTTTTAGTGTCTAAACTTACACAGTGGAAGTTAATTAAGCAGGTGTGTAGTATTCATAATATTTTTTAATCCGTGCAACATCTTCTGCTGTCTGCATTGCTATAAGTTCGTTTGCAAAAATTAATATTACGTTTAATTCTAGTGCTTTTTCTAATATAAATTTTCTTCTTTCCAACGAATCGGGAAGACTGTAGATACTGTTCATCACTATACCTGTAGGTTTCTGCTCGATGTAGTGTTCTAATATAGGCATCCAATCGAGGCCCTCGTTTTCAAATTGGTAGCCGACTGTACGTATTCCTATTTCAGCACAATATTCATCTATGATACTTCTCTGAAAACGTTGTGGAATCTTGACATCAAATTTGGTGTTGTTTCCAACATACCCCACATACCTACCATCCTTTGGTACATTCTGAACTTCCCCATAGTCACCGGGCAACTTAAAAAATCCTCCTGGCAATCGATTGCCATGCGGTTCTCCCTTAGGAAGTAAATGCCAATCTATTGCTAATCTACATTTTCCAGTGGTGTTGTTAACATTTCCGTGTATGTGTTCTTGATGGAATAAGTGGGCTTGACCAGGATTCAACTTGACCGGGTAAGCATACTCAAGACATCTTTCTTCAAACTGTTCTAATGAATATTTTTTATCTATTGTCTCATGAGTGATTGTCTTGCTCTCGTTATGATCTATCACATACATTGAATTAGAATCATGAGCAGGAGTAATCGGCATCCATATCGTCCGCATTCCAGTTCCGTTACTATACCATTTTCCTTGATGGAATGGAAGCCTACGCTTTAAAGCAACCTGATTTGGTACAACCAAGTTCAATGTGGGTTGCCTTTTTATCAAGTAGTCCGTGGTACCAAGTAGTTTAAAACTGTACTCTTCTGCAAAGTCTTCAAATCTTTTTTGATAGACAACATCTTTGAAAGAGTTCTGGACAAATTCCTGTATTTCCCAAGCCTCTTCTGGAGTGATCAATTCGTTTATCGTTGTCATGTCTTTTACACGAGGGTTGATCTGTTGAATTGTTTCTAGAATCCATTCATGCCATGGATATTTCTTAAGATCATAAT